ACCTGTCCGGCCTGCGCACAGGGGGGATGCTCCTGTTCAACGGTCGCGAGGTCCAGATGTCGGCCGAGCTGCCGGCGGGGTCACACAATGCGCGCCCCTTTCGCGACGGCGTGCTGTTCAACGACACCGAGGCCGACGCCCTGCGCTACGCCGGGCGCGGCGAAGGACTCGAGGATCGTGCCCTACGCGTTCCGCGCTACGATCCCGAGGCGCTGCAGAACAAGGATCTCGACGAGAGCCGCCTCGCCCGCCAGGGCTTCGCGCGGGGGCTCTGCGTGCTGTCCAATTCGGTCGTCGCGGGCGGGTCGTCGCCCTCGACCGTTTCGGTCTATGACCTGCCCGCGAACCGCCGGCTCCTGTCGGTCAACCTGACGATGGACGTTCGCAATGCCGTCCATGGCCTGATTGATCGAATAGCGATAGCCAGCAAGCGTGCCGGGGACGCCATTCTGCATGTCGCCAGCCGACCAGACATAGCGGCCCTCGCCATCCTTCAGCTTTCGGACTGCAGAAAGCGTCAGATCGTTGAACATGAAACGAACCTTCGGCGATTGGCGGTAAGCAGGATCGACCGAATGAACGAGGTCAATGATCTCGTCGAAGGTAACGGCGGTAGCAGAAGCGGCCGTCTTGCCTGCGCTTGCAGCCGTCACGACGCCGTTCGGGTCTCCAGAACCGTCGCCCGTGGTAAGCTGCAGGTTGGCGATGCGACCAAGACGTTCTCCGAGCAGATCTCCGAGCAGGGTCTCCATATTGAAGATGGAATCCTGTGCCAATTCCATGGAGAACCTGATGAACTCGGTATCGTAGACGAACGAGTCGAGAGACTTCTGGCCGAAAGTGACATCCTTCGAACCGTCATCGGTCAACGCAACTCCCTCCGTATGGGAGACCGCCGCCACAGCCGTATCGTCTACAGTCGGCAGTTTCATCGGATTGCCGCTGGACGTGTTGAACACCGTGCAGATGTCCTCATCGTACATCGGACCCCACGCCTTCATCGACTTGACGATGATTTGAGCAAGCTCGGTCGGGACCGTATAGCCGCCAGCGGTAGTCGTACCGGCCGTCTGCGCGCGCTTTTCGGCGCCGGCAACAACGCCGCCCCTCAAGATGGCGCGTTCCTCTCCGGACAACCCATCCAGGCCACCGCCCGACTGCAAAAGCTTGTAGAAAACCTCGCGGTATTCCACCTTCTTGCCGTCGTCTTCGGCTCGCGCTTCGCTGTCCGGGTTTGTCGGGCGTTGCTTTTTGCGCAGTTCATCTGCGCGTTTTTCCAGCACCGCTTGCCTTTCCTCGCGCTCGATCTGCTTTTCGAGGCGGTCGTATTCCGCCATTGCAGTGTCGTGCTGCGTCTCCAGCTCTTTCGCTCGGGCCTCGTCGGCTTTGTCGATTTGGTCAAGACGCTCGCGGGCCTCGGCAACGATTACCGCCTGGCGCTCGCGCAATTCTTTGATAGTCATTAGATTAGTCTCCAATAAAATGGCTCAGCGAGCCGTTCAATTGGGCTTCAGCGTGAATCGCTTTGGGCTTTACTCCCGCGATGGCGCGGGGTTCTCTTGCCTTGGCAGGATTGCCGGCAAGGTAGTGCGTCGGCCGATTAGTTCAGCCGGTCTTTTCCGTTTCGCTGGTCGTATTGCGCGATGGAATTTTTCGCGTGGTAAAATCCAGCCGCGTCTTGGCGCTTAACCGGAGCGCCGCCGCGTTGAAATTCTTGCGCTTCTGTTCCTTGCGCGCTTCATCAAGTGAGCGAAGCGCGATGGTTGTATCGTCATATGCCGGGAACGCCACAGCGCTCACCTCATACAACTCTACTTGGCGAATGATGCGCGCCGGCACGTCGCCAGTTTCGTCCCACTCGTCCTTCGTGACGCGAAAGCCAAACGACATGCCGGTAATGTCGCCACGATCCATCTGCACGGCCAAATCGCGGCCGTCGCTTGTATCAGGAAGAACAATTTCGACCGCAAGTCCGGTCGCATCTTCGTTCAGACGAAGTGTGCCTGCGCTGGAGCGCCCGATAACGCGGCCCGTATCATGATCAATAAGCGCACGAACGTCTGATGTTCGCAGCGTCTCGGTGAACGCTCCAGGCGCAATAGTTTCGGTAAAACAATCGGCGATATCCGCCGTCGTGTTAAACAACGCCGCATAGCCCACCGCAACCTTGCCGGTATCGTCGGCGCGCAGCTTAGGCGGGCTGGTCAGCGCCCGTCGTTCCAGGGTCATTTACCCCTCCGTTGTCTATAGGGGCCGCCCCTATAGTTTTGTCATTGAATAGCGTGATGGGCCGGCGAACGGGTTCCTCCGTCCACGACTCCTGTGCCGGGGCGGACAGCGCGGGAAGCCCAGCTTCTTTTCGGAATGATTGTTCGTCCTCGACTTGTGGAGTGAAGACGCCAGCGCGAACGCCGACACCGTAAGTATCCAATCTGGCTTTCAGCTCATCCGTCGGCGACGCGCCGGGCGCGGCACCCGCAACGGTCGCATTTGTGCCGAGCGGAACCGTCGCCCCCTGCATATAAGCCTTGTCGCCGTTCTCGACCTTCGGTCTACCTTCGAGCGCGCGGGCTTCATCTGGCGTATAGAGCGACGACTGCACGCCGGTCGAAAGCGCGTTAACTCGGGAGAGGAAGTCGCCGCGCATCAGCGCATCCAAATTATGCTCGGCATAACGGCTGCTATTGCGAAAAACCTTGAGGTTAATCTCTTCCTCGAACGCCTTTGCCCATTGCGAAACGGTATGCTTGACCAAATGAAGGTCTTGCTGTTCCGTATTAGAATAGGTGCCGTTCGTGAGATCCTGCAAAAATACAGGCGGCAGATTATAAACCCTCGCAACTTCAATCACCTGAAATTGCCGCGCCTCTTTCATCTGCCCCTTGGCGGGATCGAACCCGACGGGTCTAAGATCATATCCCGCGGGGATCGGGAAGATTGCCTCGTTACCCGCCTTGGCAGCGCCTATCGCCCGCTTGATATCGCCCTGTGCGCGCTTTACAGCCGCATCGCCAGCTGGCATCGGACCAACCAGCGCCAACGGCGGAACGCCGCCGCCTGCAAAAAATCCGCTCGCATAGTCACCCATCGCCAACGCAAGCTGGATAGCCTTCGATGCATTCATGATCGGGCTGTAAACCCCGAGCTGATCGCGGCGAAGCATGAACGGAATATCGATCACGTCCGAGGCGGGATAGTCCCTACCGTCAAACGAATAGATTTTTTTTCCGCCGATCCGGCGCACCATCGTGAAGCCGGGGTCCATCGGCCAGATACCGACAATGTTGGTCCCGCTTCGCTCAATCCATGAAAGGCCGCGGCCTCCGGTGAAAACCTGATGCCAGAAATACTTGCGCCAGCCGAAACTGGTCCACTCTTCGTTCGGCGCTTCATTTAAGATCTTGGCGATACCGCCTTTAATGCGCTCTGCGCCAGAGTCGGCATTACGAAATGCGAACAATGGCAGGTTGGCCATGCAGCCCGATAGAAACAACACGGCAGAACTAACGACCGGCACAGACAGGGCGTTGTCAATCGTGACGTGCGGCAAATTCGGATTCTGAATACCGAAGAAAGCTAGAAAGTTTTCGTCACTTACTGCGACGCTTGGCGCTGCCCTTTCTTCATATTTCCTGATTTCATAGCCGAGTAATTTCACATTGCCACCACTGAGAAGTTAGGATCGTCCCACGGTGACGGAGGGCCGCCAAGGCCGTCATAAGAAAGTGCGGCGCCCACAGCCATTGCCAATGCGATTGCGCAATCGATTTTTTGCGTTGCCCGCTCTTTCGCGAGCCAGTAGTTGCCCCAGCGGTCATTATCGGTGACGGCCGACATGATGGCCGATATCAAAACCGGATTTATCTTGAGCCGAATTCGCTTTTCTAGAATTAGTTCTTCAAGCTGTCGGACGCTCATTGGCATCCAGAGACCTTCGGCGTCTCGGCCGGCCGACTTCGCCGCCTCTTTCATCGCTTCGTTTGGCGCGCCCTTTTTAACCCCGCCCTGGGGGTGCTCGACAAACTCAACCTTGATTCCGATCTTGTCGCATTCCGGCTCCAGGCCACGCTTAAAAGCATAGCGGTCGTAAGCAAGGCACTTGACATCAAATTCGTGTGCGGCCTCCGCTATCGCTTGCGCAACGTGAGAATAGCTGATGCTGGAGCCCTTCGGGGCGTTTAAGTATTTGCCAGCGATCCATATTTCATAGGGCGCCTTGTCGCGATCTTGTCTGGCTTTCACCGTATCGCCCGGCGTCCACGCCTCAATCCATGCATCGAACATAGGCTTGCCGGCATGGTCACCCTCGGCAACGGCACCTGTTTTCACACAATAGCCGAGCGCGGTAATGTCTTTGTTCTGCGAAAGATCGCAGCCCATCCAAGCTGACTTACCGTGATGTTCGGTAACGTCGAAGTCGACTAAGCATGGCTCAAGAACCGCTCGCGTCATCCACGCTGTTTCGGCCTCTGTCCATACACAAAAATGAAGCCGTAGAATGTTATTAAGCTTGGCTGGGATGTCCCTCGCCTGCGCAACAACACCGGCAAGATATTCCTCAGTGATGGTGACGCCAAGGAGCGGATTGGCTTTTGGCCAGCACGATGGATCTGCTAGCGGGTCATCGCCCTTATCAAGGCCACAGACATATGAAAACGTAGTGTCGTCGATGGCCTCACCGAGATAAAAAGCATCGTCGTCCTTGGCTTCGCGGTTTCCGGCCGCGACCTTGATCGCGTGTTCATGTTCGGTCCAGCATGCGGAGTTACGGTCGCTCCCGCTATTGGTAATCATCAGCAAGAGCGGCTGGCGCCGAAACTTGAAACCGCGCTCTAGGATTTCGACGATTCCGGCGTCGGGGTGTTCGTGCAGCTCGTCGACCAAGGCGAAGTGCGGGCGGGGGCCGGATCCGGTCTTCTTAGTTTCCCTCGAGACCGGCCGGAAGAATGACGACTTGCGCAGATAGGCTATGTTAAATTCGCGGCCAGGGCCGCCGCTCATGGTCAGGCGGCTATCAAGAGAGGGTGACTTGTGGACCATCTTAACGGCGTCGCGAAACAGGATACCCGCCTGCTCCTTAGTTGCGCCAGCCGAATAGATTTCAGCCCCTGCCTCGTTGTCGGCCATGAGGCCGTATAGCCCTACGCCACCAGCCAGCGGCGACTTGCCATTACCCTTCCCTTGCTCGATATAAGCCCGACGAAACCGCCGCGCTCCGTCCGGCTTTTTCCATCCAAACAACGAGCCAATAATAAAATCCTGCGCCGGGGCCGATTTGAACGGCTGGTCCTCGAATTGACCTTCGCTTAGCCGAAGCTTCTCTTCGAAGAACCGCAGCGCGCGCGCTGCAGTCTCCTTGTCGAACCTGATATCCTTGCGCTTCAGATCATCAATGTGCCGCCGGCACGCGTTGCGGACATGTGGGCCTGCAATGATCTTGCCGGCAAGAACGGATTTGGCATAGGCGGTAGCGCGGTCTGCTGGCGTGCGCTCAGTCGTCGAAGTGCTCGTCTTTCTCTTTTTTGCTTTCATCAATCACGCGATTGCGCTCATCTGTCAGGCCAAGCTCGCTCATGTAGGCGCGCATCTGCCCATGTTTCGACGCGGGAAAACTAACTGGCGCAAAGCGGAATTCCTGCCAAAGCTCGCAGAATGCAATCGCCGCCGGCTCGCGCGATGCATCTAGCCAATTTGCCGGCTCGATGTATCGCCTCCAGGCAGCAAGGCCCGGACCCTTCAAATGCTTTGGTCGCGTGAGTTTACCGAAACTGTCGGCGGCCCGTTCAACCGCCTCGCGCAACTCTCCTTCGGTGCCATGTCGAGTTACGTTACGCGTTCCATCGACCAACCGAAGATGTGCAGGCTTGGGTTTCGCCCCTCGCTTTGCCACTTTTCCTTACCTTGAACTTCCCTTGCAGAATTCCACGCTCGGAACATCAATCTGCAAAAACGTGAGTTTTGGAGCCCGTGCGGTCCGCGCCCCCTTTTGCTTTAGGACCCAACCCACCCCTCCCCAGTCATTTCGACCGGCCATCCATCAGAACCAACAACATGACGCGCACGCCCGCCGCGCTCAATGCGCTGCTGGTCGCTATCGTGACATCCCTTGCACATCGAGTTGAACGGACCGGACCAAAATTTAACCGGATCTCCGTTATGGCGCTCTGCGTGGTTGCAGATGGTAGCTATAATGCGAATACCGCGACCCAGACACATCCAGCATAGCGGGTCTCTAGCAAGTTGAGAGAGTCTGATGCTCTGCCATCGCGCAGTGTTGTACCAGGCGCGCCACGGCTTCTCTGCCCTGCGCTTGGCATCGAACGCTCGCCGCCCTTCACTGCCGCGTCGCATGTATGGGCAGCGATAGTAACGTCGGCTCAGGGCGCGGCGGGAAATCTGCAAAGGTAACGAACTCAACCCGCTTCACAATGGCATGTCCAGAGGCGTCAAGCACGGGATAGTATTCATACGCCTTAATCCAAGGGCATTTGGATTCATGTTCATTGCCGCAGATCAAGCACTTCAAGCGCGGCCCTCGTGTTGCTGCCTGATGATGCGGCGCTCGGCAATACGAGCCGGTAGCCACGGCGATC